TCGTGCTTCGTAGCGGGCCGGGTTGAGGGTGCCATAGCGGGATCCGTTGCGGCGCTGTTTGATGCATCCCCAACCGTTAAAGCCGGCGCGGCCCTTGACGTAGTGCTTCAGCCGGACGCGTTGCTCGCGGCCGTCCCAGCGTCGGAACTTGGCGGCCCAGCCGAACATGGCGATCCGGTTGGCGACGACGATCTGCTGGAGCGGGGTGGCCTTGTCGGGCCGGAGCGCAAACTGCTCACCACCCCAGCGTTCCCAAGTGCCCATGCCCTGCTCCGGGAAGCGGCGCTGGGTGAAGATGCCGAGGCCACCGGCCCACAGGCCCGTGTTCTGCCAGTTCTGGCGGGTTTCACAGTGGGCGACGCGTTCCCAGAAACCGATAGGGGGAGCCCCGTTGGCGCGTTGCCAGCGGAACTCCCCCCAGGCTGGGTCGTCGTCGGCAATCGGTATCCCGCTGATCGACAGCTGTGCGTCGAGCTGCCCGGCGGGGACGTGGACCGATGCGGCGACGATGACCGCGGCGACTAGGCGTTTCATGGGTCGTTTCGGGTTTTCCAGCCGACCCACAGCAGCCAGCCGAGGAACAGGGTGGGCATCCACAGGGGCCGGATCGCTTCACGCACGGCGCGACCTCCAGACACGAACCGGGCGACCGTGACACGCGACGCGGGCCGAGGGCCGGTAGCGGTCGGTAGCAGCGATGATGTGGGCCGCGGCGGCTTCGCGCATGAGTGCCCCCAGGGCTCGTGGCTCGTGCGTCTCGACCCCAGCCAGCGCCAGTTCTTTCCACACGTCATCGGTGGTGAACTCGACGCGGATGCGGGCCAGTTCATGGATGATGTCACGGGCTCGATCCTTCCAGTCGGGGTCGGCGTGCATCTCCACCCTAGCGAGGGCTTCGTTGGCGGCCTCGGCGGCCTGCGCGTGGTCAAACAGTCCAGGCTGTTCCATGGTCGGGATCTCCTTGTGTCGGGTAAAGCCCCGCCCCGGAGAGGAAAACGGGACGGGGCTCACCCTAGCGACAATCCCCCCGCCACTGGTGGATTAGTCGCGACCGCTCCATTCCCAGTGCCACGGCTCCCACTCTGGGTTGGGTTTGCCGTTGGCAAGTGTGCGGGGCCCTTGGAGGTAGAACCCGAAGCACGGAGCGGCGGTACAGAGCCATTCGTAAACCTTGCGGTCGCGCACGTCCAGATCCACGGCACAGCCCCAGCCGTGCACACTTCGGGCCGGGGTCGCGGCGGGACTGGAGCCCTTGCGAAGGTACCAAGTCTTACCGTCCCAGCGTCGAGTGACCTGGGGGACGCGGCCGGTCGGCTTCGGGGCGTAGCGGGCGCTGAACAGGCTGATTTGCCCGGCGATCCCGCGGTACTGCTTGCCGGTGGATTTGAGGGTGATGCCGTCGCGCTTGGCGGCCTCGAACATCTTGGTGAACGCCACGGCGGCGGGCCGGTACAGCTGCGCTTTGAGGGTGAGGCGGCCGGTGGGGATCGCTTGGAGGATGGTGGCGGGTAGTTCGCCGTTCTTGTATTTGTTGAGTCGCTTGGGTTTTACCCAGCGCTTCCAGGGTTCTTTCACGGGTTACCTCCTGCCGCGGCCCACGCCTGAGCCTCTGCGATTAGATCCTCCGGCATCCTGCCGATGGCATTTGCGGCGTCCTGCAGCGTCCAAAGGCCGAGGACAGCGTTAAGAACAGCGATGACCTCATAGGGGAGCATCGGTTGTGCTGTCATCGGCACATGGTCGCCGCCCTCTTCGATTATTTCTCCGGCGTTGTTGACGACGATGTACCTGCTCACGCGACCCTCACAAAGATACGCCTCGTTGTGCCGACCGTGGTGCCGATCGCGCCGACAGGGTCGGGTAGCGCTCCCGTTATCCCGGTCCGAAGATAGGTTTGCCCGAAGCCGTTCGTTACGTTTGTTGCGACGGTCGGGTCGCCGATCGTGTTGCCGAGCCATGCCGAGAACGCTTCGCCCTGTCCGACCGAGCCGTTAGCCGCGACGCCTTGCGGGACGAGGGCCGCCCAATAGACACCGGGCGACAGCGTCTCGTTGATGCTAAGAAACACAAGTCCTGCGACCGACGACCACGGTGTCGTCCCGTAGTCCGCGACGAGCGCCGAGGGTCGCCGGTACTTGTCGCTCGCATAGATCCCGAGACGGACCTCTGCGCCCGCGGTCGTGTTGGCGCCCCATTGGTACCATCCGATCCCGTCGAGCGTTGTCGTCCTCCACAGATAAAACGGCGCAAGGTCCATTTGACCGACGACCGGGAGACCTCCCGCGAACATTCGCGCCGGTTGAGTGATTACGTCGCCCGCGACGAGATCGACGAAATGCGGGTGTCCTGTCCATTGGCTGTCGTAATCCGTCGCCGAATCTTTGACCAACAGCTGACCAGCTGTGCCACCAACTGGTACCCCTGGCCCAGTCGGGCCGGTGTCCCCCGTGTCGCCCTTCGGCCCCTGCGGACCCTGAGCACCACCAACCGCGACCTCGACCTCGGTGTTCGCCTGCTCGACCACCACCTCGGCGGGGCCCAGAACGGTCACCTCGGCGGTGGCGTTCACCACCTCGACGTTCACCTAGTGACCTCCGGCCGGCACTGAAACCGGCCCATGAGCAGCCTGGTCACCACCCCGCCCGAGCTCTCCACTTCCAGGTCGTAGACGTACGAGCCCTCGAAGTCCATGGCGCTATCTGGCACGGTGATCGTGATGGTGCCGAGCGCCCCGCCTAGGACAATCGCGGGGTTGCCGCCTTGGCTGGACAGGTCGAGCACTTCGGTCGTCGAGTCGACACGGGCCCGAACCTGCATACGCGCCGAGTAGCCGGTCAGGTTGACCGGGGTGCCCGTCGAGCTCTTCCAAGTAATGACCTGGCTGAACGTGGCGCCCTGATCGGCGACCATGTCGTAGTACCCGGCGGCGCTCACTGCTCACCCCTGACGACGAGCTGGAGCAGCGCTTCGGCGGTCAACTGGATCGCCCCGACCTGCTCAGGGCTGAGATCCAACCCGAACGCGGTAATCGTGACGAGGATGGCGCGGACCGCCATACGGATCTTGCTGGCGTACTGGACTGTCATACGTCCCCCCTGGCGTGGTCGTTGATGTGGGTGTCCACCTTGGATTCGATCCGGTGCTGGCCGTCGACAAGGTGGTCGAGTTTGGCCGAGTTGTAGCCGTGGTCCCGGTTGTTTTGGCGGCGGGTGACCTCGATGAATGCGGCGAGGAGGCCGAACCCTCCGGTGATGATCGCGACGAGCACTTGGTCGGACATGGCTAGTTCCTGTATCCGTAGACGCGGATGGTGCCGCCCGTGAACGTCGACGTGGCGCACGTCACCTTAAAGCTCGTGTGGCTGGTCGTGTCGTTCAAGACTCCGCTGTAGAGGAACCCTCCAGATGCGATACCGCCGACTCTGGAACCGAATATCACGGTGCTGTCGGCAAGAAATGGGTTCATGATGTCGACGTTCATGTTGAGCGTCGTGGTCGTTGAGAAGGCCGCCAAAGTGAAACTGGCCGCGTTGTTATCGGCTGCGAGGCTTGCAGCCCCGGTAGAGAACGTGACTCCGGTGTAGGAGCAGTAATACCCGGTGGTGGAGGCGCCTATTTGGAGGCTGCAGTTGCTATTGGCGGCCGAGCCACCGTTCGCGATGATGACCTTGTTGGCGTCGTAGTCGGCGCTGAACGCCCCGGTCACGGTCACGTCGCTGGAGCCGTTTGTGATGGTCTGGGTCTTGACCAGCCACAGGCCCACGGCGTTCATGTCGGCCGCCGTGAGCACGTTGCCAGCAGAGAAAGTGGGGAAGGTCATGTGTAAGCCAGCCTGTTCTGGTCAAGGACTCCGTAGTCGCTGTCGTCAAGGATAAACCAGCCGATGCTGGCCACGGGCGACAGATAGTAAGTGAACACGGTTTCGCCGAGGGTGGCGCTCACCTCGACCCCTTCGATCTGGGCGTAGTAGGTCTGGCTGCGGATCTCGACCGCGACCTGGTTGAGCACCAAGTAGCCGAGCTCCTGATTGGCGACGCCGAGAGTGTCCAGGTTCTGGGTGTGCTGGCCGCTGGTCCGTGCGGTAATCCGGCCGATGCCGGGGGTCGTGGCGGCGTACTGGGCGCCAAAAAACGACGCCAGATAGGCCGCTTGGGTTTGGTTGGTGTTGTAAGTGCCGATTTCGTAGGTTCGCTGAACGCTGGAGGCCACCACGTCGAGCGTGTAGGTGGCTGTTTTTTCGGGGTTGAGCGTGATCTGGGTGAAGTAGGTGTCTGCCAGCCCCTCGAACTCCAGCTGGTGAAACAGGGCGTGGGTCGCGTCGTTCGTGGTGTCAGAGAACGTGATCCCGGCGGCCACGAAGCTGGACTGGTTGGAAACCCACAGGGCAGGTTCGCCGTCGACGCCGGAGCCGTAGAACGTGGCGGTGTCGTAAGCGACGCCGTCACACAGTCGGGCTTGGGTTGTGTCCGCGGCCGCGACTAGCCAGGTGAACGAGTTGCGCTCTCCCCCGTTGTAGCCGACCTCCGTGGCGGGCACGTCAGGCATGTCGCTACCCGAGAGCAGCCCGTAGTCGTTGTATGGCGGAAACGGGCTGGCCACGATGTCCAACAAGGTCGGCAGGTCGACTGCGTTGATGTTCTGGAAGATGCGCTGGTAGCGGCCCCAGGTGGCGCTGTAACCCTCGGCTTCGATTAGCAGCCGGTCTCCTTGGCCGGTGTCGACTCCGTCCCATGGCAGCTCGATCTCGGTGCGGACGTTGCGAACCGTGCCGGTCCATGCGGGGACGGTGCGGCCGGGGAACGTAAAACGGATCCACGCGTCGACTTGAAGGGCGCCGATCGGGTTATCGAACCCGGTGGGGTAGCGGGCCTCGATCGTGGCGGTGCTGGTTTGCCACTGTTCGGTGGTGGTTTGCCGACCGAGGGTGCACCGGAGGCTTTGCACCAGGGGGATCTCGACCCATGCGGTTGTGCCGGGGTCGTAGACCTCGACCGTGTAGTCGTTGTACGCGGCCATTAGGCCACCCGGATCGGTGCCGGGAGCACCCCGTTCTGGCGTGACCAGCGCACTAGGGCGTCAACGACGGCGCGGGGGTCGCCGTTGGCCACGTTGATCGTGACGTTAGTGACGCTGGACCGCGGCCCCATTTCGCCAAGCTGGTTGAGCGGGATGACTGCCTCGGCTCCGGCTTCGCCGATGACCGAAAGGGTCGGCCGGGTCACGATGCCGCCGTCGGCCAAAAACGGAATACCGGGGATGTTGATCCCAAGCGGGTTGGACGGCAATAGGCGCTCAAACCAGTTGCCGGTTCGGCCTGCGACCCCAAGAAATGCTCCGATTGGCCCGAGGGCGTTGAGCAGCGGCTGGGCAAACCGGGCGATTTTCTTCATCCATTCCCAGACACTCTTAAGCGTGTCGCGGAACTTCTCGTTTGTTTTCCACAGGTAGGTCGTGATGCCGATAAGGGTGACAAGTCCCGCGACAAGAAGAACCCACGGGTTCAGCATCATGGCGATATTGACCGCGATAATCGAGCCAGCCAAAACGGCAAAAGCGGCGGCCATGATCTTGATCGTGTCGGGGTGGTCCTCGGCGAACTGGATGATCTTGTCGAGCGCCGGGAGGAGGTACTTCTCGATGATCGGGACAAGCTTTGCGCCGAGCTCTTCTTTGAGTTCGCTGAACCGCAGCTGGAGAATCTCCATACGGCCCGCGGCCGTGTCAGCCTTGGTGGCGGCGGCCCCGCCGAACGTGTCAGCCAAGGCGGCCATGACCTCGTCGGCGCTGGCGCCTTCTTTGATAAGCGTTTGGAGCTCGGGGGCGAGCCCTCGGATCCCGCGAAGGTTTCCGCCAAGCGCCTTGCTGAACGCGTCGGTGACCTCGTTGAGATCCTTCCCGGTACCGGCCGACACGTCCATCGCCAACGCGGCGAACTTCTGGGCTTTGGTGTTGTCTTTGGTGACGCGGACCAGCTTGGCGTAGGCCGGTCGGAGGTCGTCGTCCGCGACCCCGTAGAGCCGCCCCTGAGCTTTGATCCAGTCCTCAACGCTGGCGATCTGCTGGTCGGTGGCCTTGGTGGTTTCGCGGAGCACCTTGGCAAGGATCTCTTGGGCCTGTTGATCTTCGAGCGCGGCCTTGGCGGCGTCGGCTCCGGCGACAGCCAAACCGCCCAGGACAGCGGTAGCGGGCAGAAACGCTTTTTGCAAAGCGAACTTGGATTTGGCGGCGATGCCGTCGAGCTGCGCAAACTCGCGCTTGAGCCTGTCGAGTCCTTTGCCGTTGTAGTCGACGACTAGGGGAATCCGTACTGCCATTAGTTGCCTGCCTTGATCCGGCGCCCGGTGGCGCGCATAACATCCTCGACCAGCTCGGCGATCTGGCCCTCGACCTCGTCGTCGGTGCGCTCCCAGGCCTTCCACATGACACGCGACGGATCGCCAAAGCGTTCGCGGAGCACGTCGACCATCTGCTGGCCTTGGCGGGTTTTGGCGTCCTGTGACATGTCAAACAGGACCGCCTGGGGGCCCTTCCAGCGGACACCGAACGCGGCCAGCCCCCTGGTCACCCCGCCGATCTCCTTGGGCCGGGAACCCGACACGAACGCTTCCATCCGGCGCCGGTTGGCTGTGCTCCACGGGAGAACGCTGGATGCCGTTGAGCCCCGTTGTAAGCCCTCCTGCGGGTTCCAAAACCGCTCCCAGCCACTCATAGGCGCCCTCGCCGGTAAAAGGCTCTGGGCGTCGTTGAGCGTGGGTTTCATGATCTGACGAAACCGGCGGGTGATTTCGCGGCGGGCCCGCTTGTCAATCTGATTGAGTTCGCGGAGCGCTTCCTTGACGCCGACGACCTCGGTGGTGACGGTTGCGTTAGCCATGGCTATCTCCGGCGCTGGTGATCCTTGTGGACGGCCTGCACGGTCGCAAGGTCATCCAGGCCGAAGTCTACGTTAGGGGGCCACCAGCCGGTGGCCAGTAGCAGCTCGGCTAACTGTCGGCGGACGGTGCCGCGACCGTAGGGTTTCCCGGATCGGCTCCCGCGATCCGGATCTCGGCGATGCCGCGGAGGTAGTCGTCGGTCGATGCCGGGACGACGCGGCCGGACTCACGGCACGCGAAGTAGGCGAGCAGGCCGAGATCTTCGGCGCCTTGGGCGTTCGCGAGGTCGGTCATTTTGCGCTTGGTCTTGCGCTCCCACAGGGTGATAACCCACAGCGAGGTCTCGACCTCGTAGGGGTCGCCCTCGACGGGTACGACTTCCAGTTTGATCCGCATGTCGGGACTCCTTGTTTGGTTGCGGTTAGACGGTCGTGTCGACGCTGTAGGCGCCTCCGGTGAACGTCACGTCGATCGTGGACAGTTCGCCGAGGGACGCGTTGAGCACCGGGAGCGACTCCAGGTAGGCGCCGGTCAGGATGAAACCGGGGTTCGTCGCCGAGTCGGGCGGGGCCGACGGCTGCACGCGGATCGTCGTCGTGGTGCCGACAAGGCCCGCCAGCGTCGCGTAGGTCTCGGTGGCTGCGTAGGACATGTAAAACGTGAGCGTGAGCTCGTGGTTGCCCAGGCCGCCTACGTACTTGCGCTCCGTGTCGCCGAACGCGGTGGCCTCCAGGGCCTCGATGGTGCGGGTCAGGGTGGCCGCGGTGCACTGGTCGGACAGGTCGACGCTGTTGACGGTCACCACAGGGTTCGAGAGGTAGGTGGCTGTTGCCATGGGTCAGTCTCCTTCGGGGTCTGGTTCTAGTTTGTCAGATTTGGCGGGCTTCGGTGCGGGTTTGATGAACCCACCGGCCAGCAACGCTTCATAGTTGACGCCGGGCTCAGCTGTGAAGATCTCGCCGGGGGTACCGACGCGGCGGGAAACGACGACGTACTGCATGTTCACCTTCCTTGGGCCTGCATGGACACGTCGAGATCGTAGGCAGGATACTCGCCGCCACCGAGGGCGATGGTGCGCGGGCGCCCGCCGGTCACCCCGACGTTGCGGTTGAGCAGCAGCGCGGCCATGCCGAGCAGGTTGCGGAGCGCCTCGCGGGATCCCGGGCCGGAGCCGATCAGGGTGATCGGGAAGTTCATTTTCGCGATCGCCCCGGACCAGCCCTCGAAGCTCGGGGCGCCGATCAGGGCGCACGGCGGGTTGATCGCGGCGGGATCCGTGACCACCAGCAGGCCGGTAATCTGGCTGATGTTCCCGGCGAGGTCGTCGAGCGCCTCGTTAAACAGGTCGTAGCGCTCCACCTAGGCCACCTGGGGCCGGTTGATCCCGAGCAGCTGCATAATCATTGGGGTGACGGACGACGCCGGGGGGGCGCCGAGCTGCTCGAACGATGCGATCGTGGAGTAGCTGGACCGCTGCCTGAAGTACGCGGCGGCGACCATGACGGTCCCCAAGAACACAGCGTCAGACGGGACTGTGCTGGTCGAGTCGACGTACCCGGCTTCTTGGCGGCGCCGGTACGCGAACTGGTTGGCGGCGTCGGTGCACCACTCCATGAACTGGGCGTCGCGCACCGCGAGCGTGTCGAGGCCGAGGTAGTCCTCCACGTCGATCGGGGTGATCCACGACGCGGCCGCCACGGTCAGCGTGGCACCGGACACGGGGGCGCGGGCCACGTCGGGGCCGGAGTCGAAGAAAACCACTTGGTTCGGGACCGTGATCGGGCCCTCCTCGACGCGGCCGTACTCGTCCACCCCGACCACGAGGTTTTGGGGCAGCGCGTAAATGACGTGGGTGCCGTCGAGGCCGTGGCCGAGACCGGCGAGCGTGATGCTCTGGCCGACGCTCAGCGGAGCGTTGACCAAGAGCGTCACGACGCCGTAGTCGTCGACTCGCTGCTCGTAGGTGATCGTGTAGACCGACACCGGCCTACCTCCTGGCTGGGATCAGACTGCCGGACCGAGGGCCCAGACCAGCTTGGGATCCATGACCACCGAGGCGAAGTAGCCGCGGAACGCAAGGGTCCGGCCGAGGGTGCTAGGCACCTCGATCGACACGGCGCCCTTCTGCTGCTCGTAGACCTCCATGAACCGGGCGTTCGCCACGAACAGGTAGTCCTCGGCGTCGTTGCCCTGGATGGACTGGGTCGTGATCTGGTTGGAGACCACGAGCTGCAGACCGAGCGGGTTGCCGTTGAAGCCACCGGCCCCGTTGGGCAGGTTGCCGATGCCGTTGATCGGGCTGGTCTGCGGAAACACCGGGCGGTCCTGACCGTCCTTCAGCGAGCCGAGCTTGGCCCACACGGACGGGGAGCAGATCAGGTGCGTTGGCAGGTAGTTCCCGACTCCGGCGATCAGCGCGGCGACCGCGTAGATGTCGGCGATCACTTCGGCCGGATCGGTCAGGTCGGTCACCTCGCGGTTGTTGCTGTCGATCTCGGCCGCCATCGTGGTGATGGCCTCGGCCTCGGTCGCGAGGGCGTACTGCCCGGCGAGGTCGGTGAGGACCGCGGACAGCATCGACGGGTCCGACCAGTCGATCGTCTGCTCCGACAGGGTGACCTGGCCACCGAACGTCTTCTTCGTGACCTGCACGTCGTCGACGACCATGGTGCGGGCCGACAGGCCGGTCAACTCGGTCGACTGCTCGCCGACCTCGGTGTGGGTCGTGATCTTCGGACGGATGAACACCTTTCCGGCGCCGGGCATCGAGCGCGGCCCGAGGGCCGACACGACGGGACGAAGCGGACGGATGTCGTCGTAGATCGGCGCCACCACCGGGGTGGGGAGCAGACCGGGCACGTCGGTCAGGATCTCGTCACCGGCTGCGGCGCGGATGTTCGCGTTGAGCTGTGCGAAATCGGCGCCACCACGGGCAGAGGCGGCGATGTATTCCGCGGCGCTCGGCATGCGGAACTCGCGACGGGGCTGGGCGAACAGGGGGCTGGGGGTGGCCGCGGCCTCGATCGGCTGGGGCTCGGGCTGGGTTGCTTCCACTTCGGTCTCCTCGACTGGGTCTGTGGGCTCGGGTTCCTCGTCGGGAGAGGTCGTGTCCGCCTGAGCGGCTACGTCCAGAACAGTAGCACCGGCGAAGGCGGGAATGGGCACAAGTGACAACTCCAGCCATTCGGCCGCTTCGATGACCAACCGGCCCTGCTTGTCGGCCTTGGCGCGGATCACGTTGACCCCGACGGAGACGTCCATGACGCCGTCGGCGGCGAGGGTCAGCGCCTCGTCGCCCAGGGCGGTCCGGCTGATCTTCATGGAGGCCAGCATGCCCTCCTCGGTGTCGATCCGCTCCGCGACGATCCCGACCGGCTTGGTCGAATCGTGGTACATGAACACGCGCGGGGCCTTGCCGTCCACCGGGAGGGAACCGGGGGCAAACATGACCTCCTGGCCGTCAGACACGGTCGCGAACGTGTTGTAGGGGACAGCGACGGCGTCGATGCGGCGCTCGCCTTCGTCGCCTGCTTCGGCCTTGATGGTGATGCGGTCGGATGTGAAACGGATCATGGTTAGCCCCTTTCGGCGAGATCCTCTTGGGTGTTTTCTTCGGGCATGTCGGGCATGTCGGGGCGATCGGGCAGCTCGTCCTGAGCCAAGAACTTTTCGGTGTCGAACCGGACGTAGGTGCCCCGCGGGAGGATCATGTCGCTCGACAAGGTTGACGCGATGCACTCGGCGTAGATCTTGGTGCCGAACATCCACAGGTCGCGGCGGGCCTCGACGCTGTTGGTGTAGGCGTAGGAGCCGGTGGACACGCCGAGCAGATAGTTCGGGATGTTGCACAGCCGGGACACGTCCAGCGCCGAGTAGTTCGCGGACTCGATCAGGAGCATCTTGTCGGGGGTCGCGGTCGTCGGCTCGTAGGACAGGTATTCGTTCAGGGCCGCGGTCTGGTTCGTGGCGCGGGCGGCGTTAAACGCGGCGGCAAGGTCGGCGAGCTCTTGGGCGCTCAACGGTTCGCCGCCGGTCTGCTTCAGCACCCCAGACGGGATCGTCGAGCTCGCGTTCCGGTACCGGGCCTCCTCGATCTTCAGCGCGGTCGCGATCGTCTGCTGGGACATGTAGACGATGCCTTGGACGGGGCTGATGAACTGCACGACGTTGTTCGGGTCGATCTCGATGCCGTTAAAGTCGATCACGTTGGCCGGGGCGAAGAACACGGGGCCGACCTGGTCGGGGGTGCCGACCATCGCGGCGGGGAGCCGGGTGAACGTGGCGGGGTAGCCGTCGGCGGTCCGGCTGGAGATCCACCAGAACGCGCGGCCGGTGAAGAACAGGTCGTCGAGCGTCCACGCCATGAGGGTCTCGTAGGGCAACGCGGGGTCGGGGCGGCGAAGCCACGAACGCGGGGCGAGCGTTTCGGTCTCCATTTCGCGCTCGGTTTCGTTCCACCGTTCGCGGTACATCTCCAAAGGCATCGAGGCGATCACGGACGCGTGAAGGTCACGGGCCCGGGACACGGCCGGGATCCGCATCGCCTGATCTCGGGCCTGCCCCTGCTGGTAGGTGTAGAACTGGCCGATCTGAGCGTCACCAGCGCCACGGTACGAACCAGCCGCGGCGGCCTTGGTCACCTCGGGCAGCGGGGAGATCTGGGCCTTCTTTACTTTGCCGATCGCCATGGTGCGGTCCTTTCGGGTTGGGGCCGGGCGTCCCGACGGCGCCCGACCCCGCTGGGGATACTAGCCAGCCACCACCAGCGTGGGGCGCTGTTTCGACTGTGGCTTCGAGACCAGAGCGATCGCCCACACGGCGACACGCGCCGCCTCAATCGGGCCCGGCGACTTCTGGCTCGACATGACGTAACCCTGAGCTGTGCGGACACCGACGGCGCGGGTGACATGCTCGGCCAGCAGCGCGGATCCGCGGTGCCGGACACGGCCCTCTTGGATCATCGAGCGAACGAGTGACGTGTAGCGGAGCAGCTCGCCGTAACCGACGCTGTGAAACCGGCGATTCAGCTCGGGCGGTAGGTGCAACTCCAGCGTCGGGGTGACCGCGAGTTGGAGGGTGCGGTCGGCTTGGGCGGCCTCGACGACGAGGTCCCACATGGCCTGCTCCGTGTCGACCTGGAAGGCGAGCTCGACGATCACCTGGTCGCCGTGCATCGCGGCGCGGACCCCGACGTAGCGGGACTCGTCGACCGAGCTGTCAATCGCAAGGATCCCCCCGGCGGGCATCGCCCGATCGGTCTGGAGCTTTTCCCAGACACCGGGGTCGAGCCATGCGCCTCGGGCGGTAATCCACTGGTTCAGGTGAGCGCGTAGGAAGCCGTCCTTCCCGGCGGCGGCTCGGAGCGCCTCAACCGTGACCGTGGTGCCGAGGGCGGGGTTGGCGTACCCCCAGTATTCCTCCGCGACCACCCCGGCCGGCATGGACCATTCCGCGAAGTACGAGCGGGACGTTTCGCCGCGGTCGATCTGGGCAAGGGCGGTTTCCCGGTAGTCGATCATGGCGGCGCTTGACTGGTCACCAGCGGTTGACCACATGGACAGCAGCGGTTCGGGCCGGGCGATCTGGGAAGGCCGGAGCGCGTCGTCGATGACCGCAGCCGAGATGTTCCACAGCTCGTCCACAACGATCAGGTCGTAGGAGCCTCCGTGGAGCGCGGGGGACGCGGCGCGGATGTCCCACGTCGAGCCCCACGGCATCCGCACGGTCTTGCGGCCGATCTGCTGGACAGCCTTGCCGCCAAAGGTCTCGACGAGCACCGGGGCCAAGGTCGAGAAGATCGCCTCGGCGCGGTCGAGCTTGTTGGCTGTGGACAGGACCGCCATCGGCCGGGCGCGGGTCGCGGAGAACTCGGTCAGCCACCAGCCGATCAGGGCCTGCAGCGCGACCGACTTGCCCTGCTGTCTGGCCGTCGACACAAGAGACTCCCGATAGGCCAGCGCGCCATCGTCGGTCAGCGTGAGCTGTGCATCAAGGGCGTAGATCTGCCACGGCATCAACGTCATGTGCAAGTGCTTCTCCGACCAAGCCGCCACCAGGTGCCCGAGGCTTTGTCCCCCCACCCGCGGCGTTTCCAGCCTCGGACGCTCCCGGCCCGTCGCCGCCGGTTCGAGCGTTTCGGGGTGGATCTCGGCCGATTCGGGCTGATCGTCGCCAAACACAGACATGGA